ATTCCACAGTTTGAGGTTTCGAACGCAGCTGATGGAAAGACACTTATCATAGGGGAGGAGTACTATGGCTAATCAGTATGTAAACAAGGTTATCATTGGTACTGAAGTTAAACTTGACCTTACTCAGGACGATGTTACTCCTGATAAGCTTGCTGAGGGCGTAAAGGCTCATGACAGATCTGGCGCACCTATTGTGGGCACTAGCACGAAAGATGCAGACACGAGTGACGCAACGGCTGCGGCTGCGGAGATCCTGAAGGACAAGACCGCTTATGTAGCAGGTGCGAAGGTTATTGGCACGATGCCCAACAACGGCGCGAAGACGCTGAATATCACAGATAAATCCACGCCGGTCACGATCCCGATGGGCTTCCACGATGGTTCTGGCTCCGCTAGAATCTCTGAGGACGAGGCAGCCAAGTTAATTCCAAAGAACATTCGTGAGGGCATCAATATTCTCGGCGTTGAGGGTGAAATGTCTGGTTCTGAGGGCATGAAGCCGCAGGCGAAGACAGCTACGCCGTCGTTTGCTGCTCAACAGATTCTGCCCGATGAAGGGTATAACTGCCTGTCTCAGGTGACGGTTGAGGCCATCCCGGTATCTTATACCGATAACGCGCAGGGAGGCCAGACGCTGAAAGTAGGTGCGTGACGTGGGCGTCAATAAAGTTGAGATCAATGGCGTGGTCAAGCTCGATCTGACGGCAGATACTGTTACAGCCGCACAGCTCGCACAGGGCGTAACTGCGCACGACGCGAGCGGCGAGCTCATCACCGGCACCATGACCGCCCCACAGCTGCAGATCGTCGTTACGACCAGCGCGGGCGCGACTGTCACAGCTACGAAGGGCAGTAAGACGGTTTCCGGGACGGCAGATGCGAGCGGGAATTGCACACTGGCGGTCGACGAGTCTGGTCCATGGTCTGTGCTTATTACGTCGGGAAAGTACTCTGATACTGCAGAGGTCGTTGTCGGTACAAGTCCACTTGAGGTGTATCCAGGCCCTGTATTCGATCCGGTATTTGCTAATAATGATTGGGAGACTATTATTGCTGCCTGTCAATCTGGTGAGGTTCCAGGTACTTGGCTTGTCGGTGACAGCAAGATTATGACCATTAACCACGATGATTACCAGATCGATATTATCGGTAAGAATCATGATAGGTATGCTGATGGAACGGGTAAGGCACCGCTCACGCTTCAACTGCATACTGTATATGGTAATCCTGTTAATACGTATGGTATGGCTAGTAGTCAGACGTCTGTAGCTTGGACTAGTACACTTATTCGATCTCAAGTTTTACCTAGCATTGAGAAGCTGATGCCTGCAGAGGTTTCGACGGCGATAAAAGCAGTAACTAAAGAGTACAGTAAGAGTTACTACGATTCGTCGGTTGCTACGTGCTCTGATACGTTGTTTTTGCTGTCTACTTATGAGGTATTTGGAAAAGTTGAATATTCAAACATACAGCAGGGTACTCAGTACGATTACTATAAGACAGCTGCGAATCGTAAGAAAACTGATCTAAGTGCCAACGCCGCGGGATGGTGGCTGCGTTCCATCGGGGGTTCGACGAACTCGTCCCCGTCTAAGCCTACTTACTGCACGGTTAATGATGAGGGTAAGATGCAGTACGGTTATACAGTATGTAGAGTATAATACGTACAATAAAGTACCAATCAGTTTTGCATTTTGCTTTTAACTATGTAGATATGGTCTTTAAGATCATTCTGATAAACAAGCCGACGGGCGTTAAACGGGAGGAATTTCAATGTCGTTTCTTGATTCATTGAAGAAGAATTTGACTCCGGAAATGTATGCTCAGGTGACTGACGCTCTGGGTGATGACTTCGACTTCGATCTGGTACCTAGGACTAGATTGAACAAAGTTATTGCACAGCGCAACACCCTGAGGGATCAGCTTGCTGGTTTAGGTGGCGAGCCTGGCAGCACGCCTAAGCCACCCAAGGCAGATCCTGATGATCCTGAAGTACTGCCTGGAAAGCCGGTAGATACTGCTGCTTTAGAGCAGAAGTACAAGGACCAGGCGGACGAAGCTATTCGTGGAGCCATGATTCAGTATGCAGCACTGTTAAAGCTGCGTGAAGCCGGTATCGTCGATCCTGAAATGGTCTGGTCTTCCAATGTACTGGATAAGACTAAGATCACGATGGACGAGCACGACAAGATTACTGGTATGGATGAGATGCTGACACAGCTTAAGACCGATAAGGCTTATCTGTTTAAGCAGACCACTCCTCCTGCTGGTACGGGTAAGGACGGCGGTACCCAGTTTGAGGGTGTGACAACACGCGATGCATTCCTGAAGTTGGACGTCGCGCAACAGATCGCTTTCAAGCAAGCTAATCCTGAGATCTTCAAAAAATTTATGAAAGGTGAGTGAGTTTAATGCCTGGTACTTTTCTTGGTTACCCGTTTGATGAGGAAATCTTCCTGATGAACTGGCAGGCAGCCCAGGACCCCACTCGTACCGCTATGATCGATAGCGGTGCGGTTCAGCGCAATGGTGAAATCGCTCGTATGATTGCGAACGGTTCTAACCTGTACACGATTCCGTTCTACAATGTGATCGGCGGCACGGCCGATAACTACGATGGCACTTCTGACATGACTGTTTCGGATCCGACCGGCAGCTCTCAGACTGGTGTTGTTTACGGCCGTATGCACGCCTGGCGTGACAAGGACTTCATTCGTGACTTCAACTCGGGTGCCAACCCGATGCAGCAGATTTCTGCTCAGGTTGCGAAGTACTGGAACAAGCAGCGCCAGAATCGCCTGATCGGCATCATGAAGGGCATTTTTGCCATCACTGATGACGAGAGCGATTACTGGGATGCATGGCAGAATCACAAGACCAGCATCGTGTTTGCTGGTACGAGTGGTACTGCCGGCGACGGTAACATGCTCAGTGAAGCGTCTGCTGCCGAAGCAATCCAGAAAGCTGTTGGCGACAACGCCGGTATCTTCTCTCTGGCGATCATGCACTCCAAGGTCGCTCTCAACCTTGCAAAAAAGCAGCTGCTGGAGTTCCGGAAGTATACCGATGCTGCTGGCATTCAGAGAACGGTCAACATCGCCGACTACAACGGCATGACCGTCATTGTTGACGATAGTGTCCCCGTTTCGACGAATGCGAAGGATACCTCTGCGAAGGACTACACCACGTACCTGTTTGGTGCTGGCGCAATTCAGTTCGCTGAGGCTCCCGTTGACACGCCTGTCGAAGTCGATCGTACCGTCCTGACTGCTGGTGGCTACAACGTCCTGGCAACCAGACTGCGTGAGACGCTGCATCCGAACGGCTTCAGCTACACGCTGCCGACTGTGTCTAATTCGATCTGCTCGTCCCCATCTGATGCTCAGCTGGGTACGGCCGCTCAGTGGAAGGTCGTCGTTGATCCGAAGCTGATCCCGATTGCACAGATCGTGTCCAACGGCTAAGGAGGTGAGTGCGCGTGGCGAACATTGGCTACGTAGACGTTACGTACGCAGACGAGTACGTTGCGACGCACTTCCTTTCAACCGATGACTTGCGGTTTACCTGGGAGGGGTTGAGTGATGAGGATAAGGAAGTGCTGCTGCAACGATCCTTTGAATCAATCGAAGCTCTGCCCTTCTCAGGGCACAAGTCTCAACCAGATCAACAGACCGCATTTCCAAGATGTCCGAGCACGGAAGTGCCTAACAGCGTCAAAGCTGCTCAGGTTGAAAACGCCATTGCGCTGTCTGATGATTCAACCTCAGAGGACGCCGCATTCTATGAAAAGCTTTGGCAGTGGGGAGTAGAGTCGTACAGCATTGGTAATTTGTCCGAGAGGACAAGTTCTGGTGCCTGGGGACGGGGATCCACTACTTCGTATGGT